TTAGTGGATCTTTTGAATCCATGAAGGCGGCAGCTCAGAATGTACTTGGAAAGTTAGCTTTGGGAGAGGATATCCAACCAGCTCTTGATGCTTTGCTGGAATCAACAAAAACTTTCCTTGTAAATAACCTAGCGCCAATGATCGGAAATATCCTAAAACAACTTCCTAAACTACTTTTAGGGACATTAAAAGGTGTATTTACAAGTATGTTTGGAGAGGGTATTGGAAGTGCTCTAACAGGAATATTAACAACACTAGCAGGTGCATTTGCTGGATTTAAAATTTTCTCAGTGGTTTCTGGGCTCCTTTCTGGCTTGGCTGGGATCATTGCAACAGTTAAAACTGCAGTAATGGGATTCTTTGCAATCCTTAGCGCAAATCCAATCGGGATTGTTATTACAGCAATTGGTGCTTTAGTTGCAGGTCTAGTGTATTTCTTTACCCAAACAGAAACAGGTAAAGCAATCTTCCAAGATTTTATGACATGGCTATCAGCAACATGGACTGAATTATCGCCAGTCCTTACTGAAGTTTGGAATAACATGGTTACAGCTGCAACCACTGCATGGAATGCTATGGTGGAATTTGTAACTCCAATTGTTCAAGAAGTAGCCTCATTTATCAAGACGGTTTGGGATAAAATTTCCACTTGGTGGTCTGAAAATCAAGGGTTGATTCAACAGACTTTTGAAACTGTATGGAACACAATCCAGACGGTAATTCAAACTGTTATGCCTATCATCCAATCCATTATTGAAATAGCAATGAATATCCTTGCTCCTTTTATTGAGACGACATGGAACAATATCTGTACAGTTGTTACGACTGTCTGGGAGTTGATTAAGATTGCTATTCAGACAGCTATGGACGTTATTGGTGGAATCATTACGGTTGTTATGGCTGTTATAAATGGTGATTGGGAAACTGCCTGGAACACTATAAAGAGCGTTGGGGAATCAATCTGGAATGGATTGTCTTCTGCAGGGCAAGCTATCTTTAATGGATTTTCTCAGATATTGTCTAACATTTGGGAAACTATTAAAAGTGTAGCAAGTTCTGCCTGGGAAACACTCAAATCAACGGTACTTGGACTAATTAATGGGCTTGTTAGTGGTGCTCAGACTGCATGGAATAACATGAAACAGGCCGTTAGTGATCTAGTAACCAAAGTAACCAATATCTTTAATTCCATTAAAAATATTAATCTTTGGGAAGCTGGTAAAGCAATCTTAGATGGATTCTTAGGCGGATTAAAATCTGCCTGGAGTAGCGTCACTGATTTCGTTGGGGGAATCGCTGGATGGATTGCAGATCATAAAGGACCTATTGAATATGACCGTAAACTATTGATTCCTGCTGGTAATGCAATCATGCAAGGTTTAGACAAAGGACTCCAAGAACGGTTTAAAGGTGTCAAAGAAACAGTTGGTGGAATGGCTGGAGAAATCTCTGATGTATTTTCAGGGGATAACCTGGATCTAAACTCAACTGCCTCTGTCACGAAAAATCTTGAGGCTCGTTTGGCTATGCCTTCAGCTCAGCTTGAAGTACAAGAGAGTAAAACAGTGTCTGAGATAGCGATTATGAGGTCAAGTTTGGAATCAATCCTTACAGCTATCTTTGAAAAATCGTCAGACATCTATCTAGACAATGAGAAAATCTCATTAAATACTTATGAACAACATGGTTCAATTTTAGCAAGGGAGGGAATCTAATGGATTATATGATCATTAATGGCTTTAATACATCGACCCTTCCAGGCTGTATCGTGACCGACTTTGGAGAAGTTGAGGCTGCCAAACCGAAAGGAGAGGTGGCCGAGCTTCATGGTGTGAATGGAAGTTATCGAGTATTAGATGGTTCTTATGATAGCTATGACAGAACTTTTACAATTCACGTTACAAAGATGATTGATATCTCGATTATCCTGGATAAATTTCAATCGAATGACAATGAGTTGGAATTTAGCTATCATCCTGAATCTATTTTTTATGCTCATTTTTTAACGGCTAGCTACAAACCTTTTGGTAATCATGCATGGCAATTGAAAATCAAGCTAAACATGCAGCCTTTTCGATATCAAAAAACGGTTAATTCTGAATCTTATAATGGACCAGGAACAATTAACAATCCAGGAACAATTTACTCTGAGCCCATCATTGAAGTTCAGGGAGATGGAGATGTTTCGATTACTATCGGCAGAGAAACAATGTATCTCAATGTAAAAACGAAAGCTACAATTGATTGTAGACAAGGTAAGCAAAATATCTACAATGCTAGTGGGGCGGTTCAGAACACTCTCAGAAAGCGTGGTGGGTTCTTTGAAATCCCAACAGGAAGAAGTGGGGTTACATTTACTGGGAATGTTCTTAGATTGATTATTCGGCCAAATTGGAGGTACAAAATTTGATTTACTTAACAAATGGGAATACTCCTCTAAATGCTGCTTATGCAGACAAGATTTCTCAAGAAGCAAATAGTACCTATCAACTGACTTTTCGCTTTCCGACCTCAGATGCTTTGTGGGAGAAGTTGAAAGAAGAAGCTTTCCTAAAAGCCGATGACCTACATGGCGAACAAGATTTCGTCATTTTCGAGGTTCAAAAGAAACATGGCTATATTCAAGTCTATGCGAATCAATCCTTTACACTGTTGAACAACTATGTCATCAATCCGATTTCTTTGGATAGAGCGACTGGTTCAACTGCTTTGAGTCGTTTTGCTGGAAGTATTACTCGTGAGAATCCGTTCTCATTCTTTTCCGACATCGACGAACGTCACACGTTCAATACTGATAGTGTCAACGCGATGGTCGCTTTTACAAAAGATAAGCACTCTATCCTTGGTCAGTGGGGTGGCGATCTTGTACGTCATGGATACCAGGTTCAACTTTTGAAAAATGGTGGTTCAGAAAATGAATCGCTATTTATGTACAAAAAGAACTTATCTAGCTATCAACAAAAGACATCAACTAAGTCTTTGAAGACTCGAATTACCTTCAAGACTACCGTCAAAGGTGAGGGAGAAAAAGCACCTGATCGTAAGTTTTCTGTTGTGGTAGATAGCCCGCTTATTAACAAGTACAGCCAAATCTACGAAGATGTGATTGAGGTTAATGATCAGGACGTAAAAGATGAAGCTGGACTTCGTAAATACGGTGAGCAGTATTTCAGAACAACACTCTGCGACATGCTTGAAGACAGTTTAGAAATTCAAGTCGAAGGAAAGAGTGACGTTCCTGTTCAAATTTTTGATGTTGTCAGTCTGTTTCATGATCGATTCAAGATGGACGTTCGTAAGAAAATCACGAAGTATACTTATTCACCGATGGCTAAGAAGCTACTATCTATTGGATTTGGAAAATTTAAGTCAGGTTTGTCCAATATGCTTTCTAACGCTGTTAATGATGCGGTTAAGAATGAAACTCAGCACTTGCAAGGGCAATTCGCTACACAATTAGCGAAAGAAATCAAGAATGCTGACCTTGCTTTTGAAAATCAAAAAGAAGAATTAGTTAATCAATTTACAGATGAAGTGAATGCCATTAAAGCCAAAGCAGAGGAAAATAAGCGTGCCTTGTCCGAAGAAATCGACAATCGATTCTCAGGATTCGATAGCAGCATGAACGAGAAGCTCGAAGACCAGCGGACCAAAATCGAAGAGATTCGAGCTATCGGCTCAACAGTCACTCGTACAGCTGAAGAAGCTCTGGAGGAAGCTAGAAACGCTCTTGAGTCTGCTAATACTTCAAAAGGATTGTCTGATTCAAACTTTGCCAAAATTGAGCAGATAACAGACAGAATCAGAACTCTTGTGACCAAGCAAGAAGTTGACCCTCTGACAGACAGGTTGCGGATTGCTGAAAACAGAATTGAAGTACAGGCTGACCAGATTATCGAGAAATTATCTCGTACTGATTTTGACAGATTGGCCAATGACAGAGGTTTTCAAAATGCTACTCAAGTGCAGAATATTGTCAAGAATTCTGTTGATGGATTTCAACGAACTATTTCACGAATTGAAACCAAATTAAGAGATGTTATTCGTAATGATAACCTCTTGCAAAATTCGTCTATCATCCCTTCTGGAAATGGTTTGGAAGGCACTTGGGAATTAAATATGTCTGGTGGTAATGGTCAGACAGAAGTTATTGAATTAAGAGATGCACCACATACCGCTGTCAAAAAAGGTATTCGTGTCGTCAATAATACAAATGGCGGGAACAAGGATTTCGGACAATTTACAGACTTGAAGATTGGCGAAAAATACACGATGTCTTGTTGGGCAAGGGTCTCATCGACCAGCTCAAGCCATAATGTCAATCTTTTGATGCGTTCGTGGACAACCAACGACACAAATCGCATATCAATCAAGCCTATCTCAAATACAGACTGGGTTCGTTATCAATTCACATTCACAGCTGACACTGCTCGAAACAAAATACAATTCGGTCAAAATGGAAATGGCAGTCTTGAAATTTGTGGTATGAAGCTTGAGCATTCTGACCGCATGACAGACTATGATATTTCATCCTCTGAAATCGTGAGTGTCTTGGAATTTAACGATGTAGTCGATACGGTTAAAAGTCACGCTCAAACGATTCAGAGACAGAATGAGTCTATTTCTCAAGTGCTTCAGACTGCGGATGGATTGGTTAACCGTGTATCTAACTTCCTAGAAGATTTTAACCTGGTATATGATCCAACAAATTTCAGCAAGTGGATTAAGAAGCAAGCTGAAGCGAATGTAATCGAAGTTCAGGCTGGTACTAAGTTGCTACGAATCACAAATACTGGTAAGACTCAAGCAGTCTACCACGGATTCACTTTGCCACTCACAACATCGACCTTCACGAAGGGCGAAAAGCTTAGCTATCGCATGGAAGTTTGGGTGGATGTATTACCAGACGGACCGCTTGGTATCGAGTTATGGGCGAGTGACGGTGGACTTGCTTCAGATAGAGTTACTCTTACGAAAACTGGTACTCAAATCATCACAGGTTCGATGACCGTCCAGAAATCATCGACTAAAGCAAGAGAATTCCCTCTTGAAATTTGGTTAATGAAGAATGGACAAGTCGCAATCGGTCAGGTATCTCTTATCCGTGGTGACAAACCTCCTAAAAAATTCACGGACAATACATCTACACAGGATGTTGTAACACAGACTCAGGTATCACTGCTACGCGATTCCTACGCTGTCCAAACATTGACCAACGCTGGGGCAATCGCTTCACAAATCAATCTGAATAGCAATAACATTCTGATTGAAGCTGCTAAAATCCGTCTAAAAGGTAGGACGCTACTAGATGAAATCACGGCTATTGACGGTTATTTTAAACGCTTATTTGTCGGTGATGCTAGAATAGGAACTTTGAACACGGATATCATTCGCTCGAATTCGATTGCAGCAGACAAATTGATATTTGATACTGCTCTGGCTAAGAAGCTTGTATCTAGTGATGTATTCACAGATACTTTAGCAGCTAAAACTGCATTCATCAATAAGCTACGTTCAGTAGTGGTATCAGCAACATTTCTTGAAGGTTATAAGGGGAAAATCGGTGGCTTCCAAATTGGTACACACGATAAAGACCCAACTACTTTCTGGATAACAGGAAGTAATAGCTTCCGAGTTGGGATGTCTGACGGAGGCTGGAGAGTCAAACAAACAGCCTTATGGGTAAACTGGGGGAACAACTGGGATAAACCAGGTAACTATGCTTGGTTCGTAAATAGCGATGGAGAAATGCATTGTTATAACAAAGCTCAGTTTTGGAACGTTCCTCGAGTTCACGGCAACCTTGAAGTGACGGGTAATATCTTTTATTTCATTGACAGAGAGAAGAATAAGGTTGGATACTATCTACACTCTGATACGTTTACGAGAATCCAAGAAAATGCTGGATATGCCTATCTATATAGACAATCAGGAGGATATGCTTGGGTTTCTTTGAACAAGGATATTTCAGACCGTAGATATAAGACAAATATCCAAGACAGTCAGGTATCAGCGCTCGATGTTATCGAGAAGTTGAAAACTTACAGCTATCGTAAAGAATACGATGACAAGATTGAAGATATCTCATGTGGTATCATGGCTCAAGATGTCCAGAAATATGCCCCTGAAGCATTTTTCGAAAACCCTGACGGTGCGTACTCTTATAACACATTCGCACTTGTGCCTTATCTCATCAAGGCAATTCAAGAACTTAACCAAAAAGTAGAAAGGTTGGAAACAACATGAACGAACAAGACAAGCAAATCAGCAATCTGACGATTAAATCACTAGCTGAACGAGTCAGCAACGAAGCTACTCAATCAGCTACACTAGAAGCTCTTTACACGGTTACAGCGATGGAGCTCGAACAGATGAAACGCATCATCGAATCTGATGAAGAACTTAAAGCAAAATTTGAAGAAGTGAAATTGAAAGGAAATAATTAATGGAAGTAAATAACTATTCATTGGCTACTAAGCCATATACTCGTGGAGCAGGCAATCAAATCACAACTGTTGTAGAAATTCGACTACAAGACGGTAACCGTTACAGTACCAATCAGCGTGAGCTGGTCGGAGACCGCACTCAAGACAAGGAAGAAACACTTATTCAAGCGGTTCTCGATATTCTTAAATCTGAATTGGATCCAGGTTCTGCAATCGTACAAGCTCAATCTAAAATCGAGCAAGC